TACTATCGAGGGTGTCATCGCTATCAACAAGGACACAGCTAGCAAATTGTCTAAGCGGAGTCCTAACTCCTGCGAGGATGGGAGTCGGCACGTTGATTTTGTGCTTGCTGATTGCGTCATAGTATTTCCTCACATATGACAGACGAACTTCTTTGGGATATTTAGCGAAGATGGTGGCTGATGCCAACATATAAGCGTATTGTGGTGTCTCAAAGACACTTCCAGTGCTTCTGTCTTGTACAAGATACTTGTCATTAACCTGTCTAAGGCCCGCGTAGGTGAACAAATAGTCTCGGTCATGGTCAATGAAACTATTGATTTTATCCCACTCTTCATCAGTGTATTGACCACTCAGACTCTTATCATATACACCAATGCGAATACCCTGATATAGATGGTCTCCTACTGAGGGGAAACCGTTTTTCCAATCAGCTCCAAAGACTTGCTTATATAGACCGAACAGCAGAAGACGAGCAGCAACAAACTGATAGTTTGGAGACTCAAGTTCAATAAGGTCACTAGCTGACCTAATAAGGATTTCTTGGATTTCATTAGTGCTGATGCCATCATAAAACTGAATGCCAGACTGTATTTCAACTTGCGATGGTGATACTCCTGCGAGTCCACCACACGCACATTCTACCATGTTGTGAATCTTATCAAGGTTAAGGGATTCTGTAGAACCGTCACGCTTTTTAACTTTGATACCGTTACTCATATTTTCTTCCAAAGATTAAGTTTTACTTTTGCTTCTAAACCTTTATAGGTGTTACATTTTACCACAGATTGAACATCATGTCCAGCGAGAAACATATCATTAATATCTTTCTCTTTGATATTGTCTGGCCAGATTACAATGCTTTCTCCTTTGTCAATACACCTTTCGTATCGTTGTACGATTTGTTTGTTTCTTGGTTCGTTGTCGTAAACAAATGTAATACTAGGGTAGTGTACCCTATCAAGTACAACATCAGCGCCACACATCGCCAATCCATTAGACAAGAAAAGAGAGTCGAACGGACCCTCTGTAACGTAGATGTTTTCATTTTTGTTTATACGATCAAGTCCAAATAGTTTAGGATATTGCTTATCCAAGATGGTAGTGATATAGCGAAGGCTTGCATTCTTGTTAAGAGACCTTGCTTGATATCCAAATACATTTCCATCTTCCGAGATTAGTGGGAGTATAATACGTGCTTCTTTAATTGTGTTTTGATTATTCTCCCAAGCGTTGAAGTCTTCTGCGTAATAGAAGTTTGAGAAATGAATCTCTGGTATCTTTCGGTTGAGCAGATATTGCTTTGCTGGGTGTGTAGTATTTAGCGATTCGATACTTGACAGTTCGCTAAAAATATTTTTCTTAAATACTGGTTTGGTAACAAACAGTTTTAAATCAGGTGTCTTTACCTGATAGTTTTTACCAGTCATACCCTCTTTGTATCTCTCCATGACATACTCATCGTGGAGATTGACACTCTGATCCTTCAGAAACTGAGAGAAGTTGCGCGTGACTCCACAGTTGTGGCACTTGAAAACAAAACTATCTCTCATAGAAAAGAGATAGCCTCGTGCTTTATTCTGCTTCTTCGCTGAGTCACCACAGTAAGGGCAACGGAAGTTGTAAGTGCCTTTCTTTTTTTCTGTAAACTTTTGAAGTTGGGGAGAGACCAAACCAATATACTTGGTATCAATATAGTTCATTTCGATTGTTGGATGGGCGCTCCTCTTACTGTAGCATCTAGTTTTTCTATTGTCAAGAGGTTACCAAAAAAAGATGCCGATCCAACGACTACCACAGCAGCAGTAGCAATACCCATAGTTAACCAACGAAACTTTGAAAGGTCTTCAACTTTCTGTTCGAGTTTTACTAACTTAGAATTAATACCTTTAATTAATTCTAAAATTGCTGCGTCTGCTTTATCTACTTGTTCTAATCTATTTTCATGACGCTCAAGAATGAGGGCAACTGCTTGGTTACCCTCACTGATTTTATCAACTGCTCTCTCAAGTTTGTCAAGCATCTCCTTGGAGAGATCTTCGTATATTTGAAACTTGGCTTCTAAAACTTCTATGTCTTTACCAACTCCAAACATGACTTCTCCTATTAAACGTTGCGAACAGCAAAGTCAAGAGCTTTTTGATAAGTTGTTGCACTCATGTTTAACATGACTCTAAACTTATCTCTATTCTCTGGTGATAAACCTTCATAGGTAGCAAGAATTCGTTTAGCATCAAACATGCCTATTCTACCTGCTGTGCCATCATTGAATACAAGATTAGCAAATGATGTTTCTGGATCTCTACCGTATGCACTGCCCTCTTGTGCTACTTTTAAAGCAGTAGTAAATACATCTACACCACCAGCAGAACCAGTTCTGGGGATGGCACCAGTCACAGGGCTCTTATTCCAATCAGTAGACATTTCCATCTCCGAAATAACATTACCTTGAGGGTCAAAAGAATTTTTTTGAACACCAACTTGCTTGGCAGCTTTTTGTTGCTTCTCTGCTGCTTTCTTCTTAAAGTCCGACATACGAGCGCGTAGAAGAGTTTGCATCTCTCCTTGCTTGTCTTGCATCTTTGTCTTAGCATCAGTGCGCTTTTTTTGAAGCTCCTTTTTTGCTCTCATAGATTTCTGAGCAGTAATTTGTTTCTGCGCTTTTTCAGTATCAGAAGTTGCTTCAGAAATAATTTCTTTAATATCTTCAGACATTTTAGTTTTCCTCCTAGTCATTACTCTTTGGATTAGTTTTCTAGCACCTTTTTTGCGACCATCAAGTTTTTCATCTTTGGTCTTTTTCAAGTTTTTCTTTTTCTTTGCTGTGTTAACAAAGACAAAGGCAGGAGGAAGTGCTAGTGAAGATCCATCACCTGCCATCATTTCATTTATATTAGCATTAACATCTTTAGACATTGTTCATCCATATCCTTTTTATCTACTTCTTCTGGCAATCTATTCAAAAATACCATAAATGCTTTTAATAACGGCCAGTATTGAGATTCTATTTTATAGAATAACAGCAACGTCGCCGCATTATTGAATACATTATACAAAGTAATAATATGATTTAATATTAAATGATGTTTCAACTCACCTGTAGTTTCATAACGTCGAAATAATCTCTTTATATATTTAAATTTTTGAAGGTCTTCTTCAAAGTCATCATATGTTACAGACAATGGATTGTCATAGTTTTTAATAGCAAATAACAACCAGTTGTCTGGTGTCAACTCATGAAAAATCATACATTATCAAGCGTAAGTTAATGAAGCACTATCAGAGATGACCTCTTCAGTTCCACCTTCAGATGTAATCTTCACACGGAACTTGTAACCATTCCAAGTTGCTTTAGCAGCAGCAGTGAGTGTGAGAGTGTCTGTAGTAGCACCAGTAAACACGCCTGTATTGGTGATGTTCGTCCAAGAAGTTCCTGTTGGAGTTTGACGCTGCCATTGGAATAGCAGTGTTCCAGGAGTGCCAGTTGTAGAAGTGGTAACTGCAAAAGTTCCAGTAAACGGAGTGGCAGCGCCAGTAACATTAGCGGGTTGACCAGTGATAGTTACAGCAGATGCTACATCAGCAGCAGGGTTATCTTCTGTTCCACCTTGAGCGGTGCCATAATCACCAGCGTTAGCAGCGGTCTGATTAGCAAACGCAATACACTCTGCCTTATGGCGAGTGTTTCCATCTCCATCGGTATAGGTTCTGTACAACCACCAACCTGGCCACTTGAGACCACGAACCTTGTTCTCATTGAGAGCAGCTTCGGTGTCATCAACGAAGATGAAGTTTGTTCCTGATGGATAATGACTTTCGTGAAGAAGGCGAGCAGCAACTTCTTTTGGAGGAGTTCTACGAATAGCATTAGCAGCGGTAACAGTTCCAGTTGAACCAGCATATGCCACTTTTAATTTTAGTGAAGTTGCTGACACTACCGACTCTACAACATATTGAACGCCGTTGAGAGAAAGAACATCACCATTCTGAACAAAGTTATTGGTTGTTCTATTTGTAAAATCACCAGTCGTGGTTACAGTTGTGCTACCATTAGTAACAGTTAGATTATTTGCCAACGCCTTCGCGTCGATTGTTCCGAAAATTGCCATCGGTTTCCTCTATAAAAATTTCGTATTCTAAAAAGTATTTATAAAAAAAGGGACGCCTAAGCATCCCATATAATATGGTATTTTATATCAGGGAGTAAGATCTTTACCACCCCTTGCCTTCAATTGTCCTTGAACTTGTAAAAGAATGAGTGAAAGAATACCATTTGACTTAACTTTGGGGTTTGCTCCAAGTGCTTCTGAAAGTGCAAACAATACGGTTGCAATCAAAGCTTGATTAGCAAGACACCATGCGACGAGTGCAGACATAATAATCTCCTAAATGACGCGAAATTATTTAGCAGCTTTTTTTGCCATTGTTGTGGCAGTTCCATACATCACACTTTGTGCTTTTTCGCCATACTTAGATTTGAATGAACCGAACTTCTTCTTCATTCCTTTGACAAACTTTTCTTTCTTAACAGTTTCTGCTTTAGAAAGTTTCTTTTCTTCAAGTGGTTCAAACTCTTCTTTCTTTACTTCTTTCTTTGCCTTCTTACCAGTTGGTGGGTCTGGATCATTCTGAGTTTCAACTTCAGGCATAACTTCAATTTCTACTTTCTTGCCCTCAGCTACGGCTTTTTTTTTAGCTTTGCCACCGCAACCATATGCCTCTTGAACTTCTGCTGCTTTCTCCCACATTTCTCTTACAGACTTCTTAGTTTTCTTAGCACGTAGAAGTGCGAAGTCGTGAGCATCTACCTTACCATTTTTGTTGGCATCAATCTTTTCTTGATTGCCAGGCATATCTCTTTTCTCATCTACATATTCAACTTCTTCTTTCTTAGCAGTTCTTTCAGATTTTTTGAAAGCATCTTTTGCTGGATAATCTTCGTGTCCTGGTTTGGCAGGTGATTCTCCACGCTTGCGCTTGGCATGGATGTTAGCATACAAACCATTCTTTTCATCAAGCTCTTGCTCACCATCCATTTCGTAACCAGCCTTCACACAATTATCAACTGTCTTACCACCTTTCTTTTTGGTGCCTGCTAACTTGTAACCTTTCCAGCAAGCCTTACCATCAAGACCTTTCTCTTTTTCGATGATGATGGTTTCTCCATCTTCCATGACTACTTCATAAGTAGTACCAACTAATTCATCTGGCATTAACTCTTCTTTACGATTTTGTTTTGACGATTTGCCAGCACCCGTGTGATTGCATGTGCTTTTTTCATCCAGTTGAACGATAGCACGTTCAATTAGTTGTTTTGAAAATTCATCAATTGTCATTTTTCTTCTATCGTTTATTCTTATTTATAAATGCTTTAACTTTTTCCTTGTCAGATAATTTTTTTGTTTCGCAACCGAAATATTCTTTAATATCTTTTACCCAGGCACGAAACATTTTGCCCTCTGTGGTCACAGCAATAACATAGTTAACACCGCGTCTGTGAATCTTTCCTACTTCTCCATCAGAATTTTTAACCCAGTCACCCTCAGCAAATACTTTGCCAAGCATGTAAGACTTCTGTTGTGATTGTTGTAAGATGTCTTTCAGTGATTTCATAGTGTTTTATTGATATTTATTTAAAGTTATCAGGTAATCTTGTTCTAATCTCATCCATAAGTTTTTTGCAGTCAGTATCTTTTAATGCAGTGGGGATACCTTGCCTAAATGTTTTAAAATCCGCAGCAAACGCAGCTCGTCTCATTTTAGTTCCAGAGATTGCAAAAGTATCTCCATCAGCATCACGGTCTCCCGATGAAATGATATCTACTTCATTAAATGAAAAATCTTTACCATTATAGTTCTTAATCCATTGCATCGCTTGCACTCTATCAGACCCAACAACAAAATATGCATTATCATATCCTAATGATTGAATCTCTTTAAGAATACTAACAGGGTCTTTTGCAGTGGCACTACTGAATATTTTGCCCTTATGTTCTGGCAAAGATTTATTCATGTATGTTAGTTTAACATCTGGTGGCAAAGGATTGTTGCCTTTCTTATCCACTGACTGACTAATGTATATGCGATAGTCATTGAAACCAGCGATTCTTTTTAAGTTAGCAAAGTTATCTGCATGACCAGTAGTGCATGGTTGAAATCTACCAAATGTAAAGTAACAGCTTTTGTAATCTATTAAACTCATTTTTTCCAGTTCTTTTCTATGGTGAAATTGTTTTTGCTAAACTCAATACGATTAACCAACTTCACCATATCTCCATCTTGATGGAGAACATAACCTTCAGGAGTAGTAACTTTGTATCCCCCATCAATCTCAACAAAAGTTCTAAATTGTTCTAATCCATCCAATTTTTCAATGATGAATAACTTTGCTTCCTGAATAGTTTTATACAAAGCAACGAATGCTTTAAATTCTCGTTCATGATCTTCTAAGTATTTAATACCACTATAAAGAAAATCTCTTTTCTTTGTTTGAGCAGCAGCAGTTTTAACTGAGCTTATTTCTTTATCCATCTTTTCTTTATAGAACATGGCAAATGATTTCAAAGTGTCTTGCACATTTGTAATCGTTCTCGCTGCTCTGATTTCTGCATTGAAAAATGGTTTTAGATACGAGCCAACAAAAAATTTTGCATCTCCTGTTGTTCCAGAATTTTCTACAAGATAGTCATGAAAGTCAGAAGAAGTATCGCACATTCTTTTTATCTTATCAATATATCTATTGAATGTTTGTTCTTCTGGTGCAGTAAATGATACTTTCTGAACTTGTGTATCATTAGAAATTACTGCTACATCTGCTACAACATTAAAATTTGATATTTCAACTTTAGGTCTGGCAGACATATCTGCAAGATCTGGACCACCAGCATAGTGAGTATGAAACACAACTCCTATTTTTGCTTTGTCAACTATCTGTCCTATGGGATGATCTTTCGGTATACCATAAGTAATAGTATTTGGTCTGAATATTATAAGTTCCTCGCCGTCTACTCGTTTAGTTTTTTTGTCGTCAGTAAATAAAAGATCTCCCTGAATAACTCCAGTAATACCAAGTTTAGAAAAATACTTCAAACAATCTTTAAGTTTTTTATTTAATTCACCTTCATACATCGAATCAACATCATCTGATGTATAACATATTTTGGGATCTTTTTTGTTAAACACTGATTTAGTTCCGACAAAAAAAGTTCCTGTCATAGGATCTTTACCACAAACCACAGATGGAGCTCCATCCCATTTTGTTTGTAAAAATCCATTTGTTGATTTCTTGCCGATCATATCTTTTAATTCGGTAAGAAAATTTACTACAGCAGCACATCCAGACGAACCATAGTTTAATACTTCATCTTCTAAATGTTCTAAGTGTTTTAACTTTACTACATTTGCCATTATTCAAGTTTATAGTTTACTGTGCCATATCCAGCATCAAGTTCATCAATCGTAGATTTAGCTCCATCAAATATAATATTAACGGTTGATGATTTTTTAACATTAAAATATACTTCACCTGTATTTAGAAACTTAGTATCATCCATATGCAACTGGAAAAATGATTTTCCAGCCATAATACTTTTCAAACGATTTTGCAAAGCGGGAGTAGTTGATACTTCTATATTTAATCTATCCGATATTATTCTGGAAAAAACTGATGATATTGATGTTGGCAAAACCCGTCTATTGTTAAATGTTGATAATTGTGTATACCCACTTTGAGATTTTAAATCATTTACTTTAGTAACTATATCCCTATAAAGGCTAGCAGAATCTGCCGATAAATTTCCCTGTTTCAATTCTCTAAAAAATACTTCTGGATCTATAGTACTATTCATTATTTCTTTAACTCCACAATAGTACAATGCTTTTCTACCTTTATTTTTATAGTCAGATACAGATTCACATGTTCGTATCAATTGTTTTACAATAGAATCTTTTGGCAAATTAACTATACCGCTTTCCGATTTATTATCTACTACAAGTGGCATAATATTATTCCATATAGAAGCGAACGCACCCCTACCAAACTTACTTGATATACATGCTCTACTGCCATTCGAATAAATGAAGGCAGAATCTATACCACCAAATGAAGGATCATCAGGAAGAACAAATTTACTAAACCCCTCATGAATAATTCTTTTACTAAAGATATCAGAACCATATCTATTTTTCAAAGCAAAATATCCTGGCAACAACTCACCCAAATAAATACCAAGCAATTTTTTATCTTTTTCATGTATGCCTGGAATCCAGTTAAACTTATTATTGACTTGACTACCAGTGACTCCCATGTTATCGATAAAAAAATCAGATACTTGTTCCAATACATGATCAGGAACAGCTGCAGAAGATTCAAGTCCAGAAAGAATAGATGTTCCCATATCATCAGCACTTTCAAATATTCTACAAGCAACATTTGCCTGCCCATTTAAATAATCTAAAGTTTCTAATTTAGTTCCCTCAGCTAACTTAGAAGCTGTTGTACTCCAACTTTTCCAAGAACCTTCTTTGGGTTTATGAATATTACCAATAGGAAAATATCCACTCTTCGCACCATTATCATAAACTATTGCTAAACGAGAATTATATTCATTCCCACCATGAACTGTGATAGAAGACCCGTCCGATAATCTTTCAGATGTTTTTGTATCTGGTCCTGGAGAATAAACATAATTAGTATCTTTAGTGGTTTTAGTATCTGCCTTAACAGTTGTGTTAACTGTTTTATTTTTATAATACTTCTCCCAAGCACTTTTACCGCTACTTGCTGGCATAAAAAAACCTCCCTATAGGAGGTATTTATTATTAAAGGTCGTTAGCGACTCGGTTTTCACTTCGCTCAATACTAAAGGTTCCTTCTGGATATCGTGCCGTTAGTTTTTCAAAATTCATTTGAAGGACTTGTTCAAGTGAAATATTTAAACCTACACATGCTTGAGCAACATACCACATAACATCACCAAGTTCACGCTTCAAATGAAACAAGTTTTCTTGATTTACTGGTTTACCTTGGAAGACAATCTTCTTCACAATCTCAGTAAACTCTCCAGCTTCAGCAGACATTCCTACAGCAGCAGTAAGCAATCTCTCGGTAGGAAAATTTTCTCTCTGAAGTTCTGCAAGACGAGAAGAAAAGTCAGGAAAATTTTTACTGGGTAAAGAAGTAGTGGTGTTTACAAACTCAACATACTTATTAAGATCAACTGTCATAAGATAAAACTGGTAAATTTATTTTTGGTGTCTTTATTTTGTTGTGCTGCCATCTCTTCAAAGTCATACTCTTCTTCTTTATCCGAAGATAAGTCAACAGCGTTGTCTACATTATAGAGCTTCATTCGTGCTCTGTCAACCCCAACCAAGAATCGTTTATACATGGTAGGGTCGTTGTATCTGTTTTTCAATTGTTTGACCAGAATCTTACCATCCTTCTCCAAATCTTCTGTCGCAATAAGAGCAAACATAAAGTCAGCAGTAGCAGGTAAACCAAAGGATTCCGAAGTATCAGTAAGATCCACGTCGCTATTGCCAAAACCACTACGGGTTGTTTGCGTCGCTGAGACAAGAGGGACATTGTGTTCGACAGCAAGACCACGTAGTTCTTC